GGGCATCTCCGGCAGTGGTGCTTCATTGCTTAAACTTTCTGCCCCTGAAAAACACAATCAGGTTCACGGTGGTGTTTATCGTTACCATAGCCACCAGCCAATATTGTAACCACTCCGGCATTACTTCTTCACCTTACTCAGCCCTCTTAGGCCAAAGGAAGCCGCTATAGAGGCGTACATAGCCCATTGAAACCAGTCTGGTGTCTTACTAAGCGCATCGAAGCCTCGCTCTACAAACGGCTGTAGCGGCGGTATAAAGCACATTGCGATTATGGCTATAAACAGGATAGTCCAAGCCTCATCTTTCCAGCTATCCTTGCTGGCCTCAGCCATGACCTTTTCCCAGCCAGCTTCATGCGTGGCGGCTACCTTCATCACTTCAGCTTCAGCCTCAGCCTTTGCCACAGCGACTTTGTTTTTAGCTACCTGCTTCTCAGCTTTGCCCTTGAGCCAGCTACCAGCCAGCTCACCCACAATGGGTATCAGTGCCTGTATCATTTTTTGCCTCTTTCTTTACTGGCTCTGTCAGCATCACGCCGTTTTCATCCACCAGAAAATAAACCTTCTCACCTCTGAGCTGGTTATCGGTATATGTGACTAGTCTTATTTTTCTTTTCCCAGCCATATCGCAAAGCTACCTGTCAAAGCGCCGATAACAACGCTACAGAAGCCACTGGCTTCGACTGTACGGCTGGCGATGTCCAAGTCGTACATATACCAATCAGTCACCCTGTAGGCCATAATTATCATAGCTAAAAATGCCAGTCGGGGCATCACCTTGTATTCATCCATTATGGTTGCCATTTGCCAGTCTCCATTTGTTTGGCTAGTTCTGCGCTCCGGCCTTTTACTTGCTTCGCCCAGCGCGAATCCAGCATCTGCTTTGCGGCCTCGGCATGGTCACCCACATCGAGCGCCTGTTTCATCTTCAGAAATTTGTTGAAGTTAGTCTGCCCCATATTGAACAGCATATTGACGATGACCGCCTTCCGAGCATCGTTTAGGCCGTTGTACCAATCATAGGACTTTGCGGCTGTCATGTATGTGTCGAGGTCATTCATCAGCAGATATTCTGCCTCATGGTCAGCCAGACCGCCGCCTATCTTTGGGTCAATCAGCCTGCCATAGCCAATGGTGGCGTAGCCGAGGTGGTCTTGGTAGGGCGTATGCTTGCCCTTTTCCTTGACGCTACCCTCATGCTTTTTGAGTTGCTTTATCAGCTTGTCTACACTGTCATCCATTATACAGCCTCCTCGAACTCGCCCTGCATCAGCTTGGATGCAGTCACACCCAGATTATACATGGCCTCTGTCAGTTCGTTATCGCTGGCTTTGCCGCGCTGGCTCATAAACACCTCTATGGCATCCCCTGTCTGGGGGCAAAAGCTAACGGTTACTGCCATCCCTGCGCCTACGTTTGTGGTTATGCACGGTCTGCGATTTGGAACTTGTCTCATTAATAATCTCCACTGCTTGCGCCCAACTATCTGATTCGATATCGGGCGTTTCAAAGAACGATGTTGGTCTTGTGTATTTCTTCACATTGATAGAAGTCACAGGGAGATAATATACCACACGTTGCTCAGTCGAAACCATAGCCAAGATGTCGTAATCAGCTAAAGTGGGCATCCTTTTTTTGCCGCCCAGACCTGTCTGGAAATGCACCCGCTTGCGATGACCTGCACCCTGACGAGAAGCCTGACAAGCCTTGACCTGTATTCTGAGCATCTGGCCTGTTTCTGGATGCCATGCCACTAGGTCAACTGCATCCTGTTGCGCCATAGCAACACGCCACCCCCGTGCTAATACAGAGGCGGCGGCTATGTATTCTCCAGCTAGGCCGGATTCTGTTTGTGATAAAGTTACGTCTGCTACAAATTTATTGCTCAGGGTCATCATAAGTATGTATCAAGTCGTTCAAATAAAACTGCGCCTTTTGCAAGTCTTGCAGGCCGTTCTTATGGTTGAATCTCCATACGTACTTTATCAGATTTCCTTGCACATAGTATTTGTAATTCTCACCGAGCGCCGACTTTATAGCGTCTAGGCACTCGATGTTGCCGGAAGTGTAATGCTCTGGGTGATTAACTGGGTCAGTCATCTTGAACCTTCTTCATTAGCACTGCGTGGTTGCTGTGAGGGTAAGACAGGTGGGATACAATAACCCACCCGTTTTTCTCGTATTTTTTTATCTCGTCATGGATGACGTACCTCAAGGTCATGCGGCTAGACACCGTTCAATTTCCTTTAAAATTCGGGTGGTTTTTGAGCGCCCACGGCCTCTTTTTTCGAGCTTCTTGACGGCGTAATAGACTGAGGTATGGTCACGCCCAAATGCCCTGCCCACCTCTGGATAGCTACAACCCAGCAGTTTGACTGACAGATACATAGCGCAGTGTCGCTCGTCTGCGTTGAGCCTTCGCTTTGACAGCAAGTCCAAGACTGGTACACCTGTGACTTCGCTGGTGACTTGCACAACTCGCTCGATGCGCTGGTCATAGTGCGTCGAAGGGGATTGGCTCGTCCCGCTCCCTAACAGATTTGATATAATTTTCTCTAGCACAGACTTCATTACAAAACTCCTCTCCTGCTAGTGTGATAGTTCCCTGATAGCGATAGTTGAAACGATTTCCGCAAAAAGCGCAGGTGGCATAGTTGTCCACGGTGGGCGTTCTGCCGACCTGCTTCTTGCCCCTATCATGGGGCGACTGTTTACGCCTTCCAAACATTAAAACGGTATCTCATCATCCATAGCCTGAGTAGCGCCATTAGCGGCTGGCCTTTCTTGCCACTCAGAAACTTTAATGCTCAAATATTTCTTTCCAGCCTTTGATTCGTTCTTCCAAGCAGACAGGCTGTACTTTGTCCCGTCCATTGTCATAGAACCAGTCATATCAGGACGCTTCTCATTATCGCCCTTATCGTTAGGAAACAACGAAGCCGTCATATCCTTCTGTTCGTATTCAGCCATTTAATAACTCCTGTTTCTTTTTGGTGAATAGCTCCCTGTCAGTAGCTGACAGCTTTAACTGCACCCGATTATATAACGCCTTCAGGCTGTCTATATCGGGGCATAAGGCCACCTCATCGGCAAGCGATAGGGGTGACTTTATCTTCTGCGGGGTGTTTGCGGCATCCGAGCGTTCCTCTTTGATAAACACATCACGGATTTCGGCTTGTTGCCCAGATGCCGCGCCCCTCTCTGCCTTCTGCTCAGAGCTGTCCGAGCCAGCAGAAACTGGTGATGGTGCTGGCATATCTTCGCCAGCATATAAATGCAGACCCAAGCCCGTTGCCATGCTGATAGCCTTGGCCATACAGCGCTGGATAGAGGCGTTCACCTCGAAGCTGTTGGGCTTTTGGATAGGCCGATTCGCATGGTTCAGGATTGGCATAATCTCTGTGGTGGCTGGTTCATCCTTGCCCAGCGTGATAGTGACCTGCACATAGGCATAGCCCTGTGCATCCACCATATAGGGCAGATAGGTATCATCCGCCTGCTTGAATATGTGCTTGGTCACCATCGCATCTGGAACGTGCTGTTTTAACAGCCGCAGAGCGTGCGCCCAGCTAAGATAGGTAAACCCGTTCTTTTTCTCGACAATCTTGCGGGTGTCGATTTGTGACATGGTTGCGAATATGCTCATTGGCTTTTCTCCAACTTCCAAACTCTAAACAATGCTTGAAACAACGCGACTTCGGGTGGACTTTGACGCTCTGAAGCATAGTCAAAGCCAATTCTTTTTAGGTTGTTTATGAATGTAACCTTTTGTGAATTGCCTTTTATCAACACGGACTGACCGACCTTCATTTTTTCAGCCAGCTTCATAACCTCTGTTTTTCTGTCGGGATTAGTGGCGTGTTTAGGCAGAGGAATATCGTCATCCACAGACAATATAGCCTTCTTAAAATTATCATCTCTCATATAATGTAGCATTGTTCCATAGCTCCTTTGCTTCTTCTTTGTGTTCTTCATCCCAATAGAACGGATGCTGGAAATCTGGGTCTAACAGCCCAGCCAATATTTTCGGGTCATCCGATACCTTCATTAGATTTTGCCGCCGGATAGCCCTGCCGCGCATCTCTTCTACGCAATGGGCTAGGTACTCCGGCTGTAGTTCTTCGCAGTTGGAGGGTGTAAATATAATACCACCTGTAGCGCTAACGTAGGCCAGATGTGGCTCTAGCCCCGTGGCCTTCTGATAGATGGCTACTTGGCACAGATGCTCGAACTGTGGCTTGGTTGGTAGCGCGGCCTTAGTCCAGCCTCTTGTCCCGTCTTTTTTGATAGCACCCATGCGAGGGGCTTTTGTTTTCACTTCGCAGAAAGCATCGGAGGTGCATAAATCTATGTATCCTACCACTGGCAAATCTACGCCGTCTAAAGATACCTCAATTTTACGCTCCTCTTCTGCGCCCCCGAACTTTTCCGCTAGTAGGTCAATGCCCTCCTCAACAGCGGCAGGTATCAACTCGCGGTATTTATCTCGCTTTTCTTGCGGCTCAGTAGCTGGCGCATCGTGAAAGTCAAAGGACAGATAGGCACTATCAATAGCCTCATCCAAGTCTGCCCCGATTGTCAGCATAGCCTGCAATGCGCCATGCACTGCTGTACCCCATGCGGCGTTCCATCCCACCTTTATCTCTCTGCGCTGTTCTTTTGTGAGATACAAATACTGGAACATCCAGACAGGCATAGGCCGGAGTAACTGGCTGGGGCTGTAATGGTCTAATTTATTCATCATAATCCCTGACTAAGTTTTCGGTTTACATCACCGTCTTTATACTTTACTAACGGTTATAGATGGGACTGTCAACAGATTTAATAGGAGCTAAAATGCAACTGGCAGAATGGTTAGTAAACAAAGGGATGCGGCAGGCTGAGTTCGCTCGGCGGATGGAAGTGACGCAACCCACCGTGCATAATTGGATTTATGGAAAGCGCCCGCCAAGCGGTTTGCACATGATGGACATATATAAGATGTCCAAGGGTCAGGTGGGTCTAAAGGATTGGTGCGAGGCGTTTGACAGATGAGCAGGGAAAAGCACGTTGATAATTGGGAAAGAAGCCAGCGGGAGCATAAGCGACAGTTAGAAATCTGGAGCGAGTTACTGCCGGATGGCTTTCAGGACGCCGAGATTACGGAGAACCTGACGGGTAAAGCGCCGGAGCGTCCGACCACTATGCCACCGAAGGGCAGGAGTTCCATTGATGGCTAACAGGCAAAAGGAAAAGGGTTCACGGTTTGAGCGAGAGATAGTGGAGCTTGCACGGCTTCGGGATATGGAGGCGCACAGAGTGCCACTGTCAGGGTCAGCCGCTGGGTTCAAGGGTGATGT